CGGGAAGAAGCCAAAGAAGACGAACAGGAGATGTCCCCTGTGACCGTGGAAGTGGTCCCGGCGTTAAAAAATTAAACCTGCGGCGTATTCTCTGAACCTTTTAAGTTTGGAGAGTACCCGCATGTCTTTGAAGTTTGATGGAATCCCGGAACCCCGGTCTTTTGGTGCTGTACTTTATACCGATGGCGGGTCCCGGTTACAAGAAGGCTTGGCGTCGTGGGCGATACACGGGTACTTGTATCCCATGGACGAGCCCAAGAAAATCCGCTTCACGAAAAAGAAAGATGCCCCAAGCAACACCGGTTACGTTGACGGTCGCCTGGGGCAGCTTACTAAAGAATTCCCTGTGGGCGACCGTACCCTCGCCGATGGCGTAAAACGGGAAATGTTCACCTACCCCAACAACCCGCAATCACTGCCGGTGGAACCGACCCATTTCCTTGACTGGTATGGTGGCCGTCCCAACGCGACAGTGAACGCAATGGAGTTGCTGGCCATGAAAAAGGCCTTCGACTTCATCTTAGAAGCTGAACCGGTTCAGGTGTGTATTATCGCTGATTCACAACTGACCCTGAAGACGCTGTTGAGAGACTTTTACACTTGGGAAGCACGAGGCGGGATTAAGTCCGACGGTGCCCCGGCGAAGAACTGGGAGCTGTGGGTCGAAACCATTGCCGTGTACCGCGCTGTCCAGGCCAAGAACATTGATGTGCGCTTTGCGTGGGTCAACAGTCATACTGGCGACCCAGGTAATGAGAAGGCGGATTACAACGCCAACAAAGGAATGATTCTGGAACTCCGGGCCTCTGGAGAAGATCGGTATATTACGAAAGTTCCCAAAGAGTATACGGTCAAGACCAAACTCAATTGTCGTCTGATGGAACAGCGTTGGTGGTATGGCCTCTGCGACAGAAAATCGAGCGACTATGGCATTGACGGTAAACACGTCTACTTCTTTGGAAACCATGGTAAAGCCGAAGAGGAGGAGGACCTGATTGGGAAGAACACCGCGACGTCCAAAATATCGGTGCTGGTGACTTCCGAACCTGAACCTGTCCTGGACCTCCTGGCAACGAAGCTTGAGAAGCGTTACTACCGTGGCGTCTCTGAGGTGACTCTGGGCTACCTGGAGAACATCCTGAAAACAGAGCGATATGCCGCGTTTCTGGAAGAAGGCGAGGACATCCTCTACCCGGTACCGGATAAACCGTTGTTGATTTCACCGGACAAGGTCCCGATTCTCAAGACCTTACAGCCGGCGTACCACGGGTTTACTCTGGTCGAGCATCTGTCAGCCCATGTAAGACTGATAGAGCAATACCTGCGCGGGGACGATGCCCTGGTTCTGACGGACCTCACCGACCTGGTGTACCGTCAGCTCGAAGAGAAGTCGAAAGTGGTCTACAAAACACAGCCGCAGATTGACCCACCGAATAACACGGTGACCTTTCCGCTGAATTACTGTGTAGACTTGAAAACAGTCGAGACCCGTAACGTGAAGTTGAAGATGGGGGCAGACATTCCCACTCGCAACACGCTGGCCGCAGTGAGTGGACCCAGCACGAAAGTGTGGGGTGTTACCTACCGTGAAGCCGCAACCGCGTTTCGCTACTTCACCCTCATCGAGACAGAAGAAGGTTTGCTTCTGACAGCTTCGTTAAAGTCTAATCAGATTATTTTACTTGGAAAACGCGTATGATGAAGAAGACGATTATAGACGGGATAAGTCAGCGAGTGCTCAACGATAAAATGCGGCGAATGCTCCTGACCGGTGCCCTCTATCTACTTCTCGCTGAAGCGAACGATAAGGAACCAGACTTAGTTACCCTGAACTCTGAATTGGGGTTCCTTCAAGACCCGCGAGGTTTTCTGCTGAGCAAGTTCCTGGCTCATTACTGGAAGTCGCGCTTGGATGCCACAAGTTATACTCGGATTCCCGAGGACAGACTTGAGCGGTATCTGGTTTTGATTGTTCCCTCCTGGTTACGTTATCCCGAAAGCGGGAAGTACAACATGGAACAAGATGTCAGAACAGTCGTTCATATCGCCACGGCATAAAACGAAAGGCCTACACCGGGACATCAGTCCCGGTGTAGCGCCCTTTTATACCGCGCGCATCAGTTTGGCCACGGCTTCCCGCATGGCAATCTCATGACTGGTGAACAGTGTGCGCACCACCGCGTAATACTCAATCGCTTCCGCCACGTTATACGCAGTGGCCGAGATGTTCGCAATGGTCTTGCCGCTCAGACGGAACTGTTGGTTGGAGTCCTTGATGTTAGTGGACAGCTCATCCACCATGCGACGCAGGTCATCAATCTCCGCAGAGAGCAGGTTCGGGTTCGACTTGGCCAGGGCGTCGTGGTAGTTGTGGGTCGCCCCCAGTACTTCTGCCATGTCGCTGTTACGCTTGACACACTCCCCGTACGGACGAATCGCCACGCGGCTGTTGCCACCGACCGCCGCTTTCAGGGCTTTGTGCAGCAGCTCAAAGTCAATGATGTTGGTCTGCACGTTGGTGGAGGCGGCTGAGAACTGTTCCGGGTTGCTCAGGGCAATCGCCAGGTGTTTCTTGAACGGCATGATGATGTCGTCCAGGATACGGGTTGAGAACTCGACACCGGGACCCAGGGCGTGCAGGAACTCGGGCCAGCTGACCACCAGACCGGGCGTGACCGGAACACGGATAGGGGCCAGGTCCATGTAGTTGACGTTGGCCAGGCGTTGCAGGAACACTTCTTCCTGACGTTTTGTTTTTACATCAGTGCTGAATATAGTGTCCTTGATACCCGCCAGACGTAAATCGATGTTCTGACCCACATCGACCAGGAACGTTGACAGCTTCTCGACTGTGCCGGCCAATGGGCGGTGCACCGACAGAGCTTCAATGGCCACCACGGACTTGGCCGTACGCAGCGTGGTAAGATTGTTAATTAACATAGCGGTTGATTCCTTGAGCGAGAAACGGGGTTAACATAAAAATACATGTACGCTACCAATCTTACGACCAATACCCTTTTTAATTCTTCAAAGGAACGCACATGTTTTTCTTAGACCCTATTGTGGGCGGCGGGATTCCTAAAGAAGCGGCCGCTGATGCTTCTACACCTAAACTGAACGTCGGCTGCCTGTTCGACCACTTCTCTGGTCGTTATACCAAAGGCGCCCACGGCGAAATGATTCTCAACGGCGGGATGTCACACATCTCGGCGGTAGTGGGTAAAAACAACCAGTACAAGTCAACCACCGCAGACTACTTCATGTCGGCGGCGCAGAACAACTACTACGATGTGGGCAACAGCTTCTACAACGAGACCGAAGGGTCCCGTGATATGGAAGGTCTGGAGTTCCGCATGAAGCACTTCGAGCGCAACCGCGCGGAAGGGATAATCGGCAACCCGAAATTCTTCCTGACCAACATGAACAAGATGTCCGGGGAAGAGTACTGGTCAGCCCGCCGTAAATACGGTGAGGCCAAAGTCAAGGCCAAAGGGTCGATGTTGGAAACCCCGTTCCTGAACGCAGACGGTACCTTTATCAAAGTCGTGGCGCCCACGTTTGAAGAGTGGGACTCCTGGTCCATGACCACCTTCGGGGCGATTGAAGACAAGGTCTCCAAGCTGGATGTCGATGACTCGAAGAACAACATGCTCTTCGCCAACGACGGGATGTACAAAACCCGTATCCTGATGCAGATGCCAGGGGAAAATGGCCGTACCGGATTCTACTCGATGATGACCGCACACATCGGGAAGAAGATGAACATGGACATGAACGCGCCGCCTGAGAAAATCATGGCGTACATGCAGGCGGACTCGGTGCTGAAGAACGCCACCGAGAAGTTCACCTATATCCCAAACAACATGTGGTTGTGCCACTCCCAGAAGCCTCACCTGGACGACAACGGGATTCCGGTGTACGGCCGTGGCCAGATGGGCGAGAAGTTCGAGAAAGACATGGTGGAAGTGACCATCATTAACCTGCGTGGTAAGTTCGGCCAATCCGGTGCCCCGTTTAAAGCGCTGTACTCCCAGACCGAAGGCCTGCTACCGCACCTGACCCAGCTGCACTATATCCGTGCTGGGAACAAGTACTACGGCATGGACACCAACACGCAGAACATGTCATTGGACTTCCTGCCGGACGTGAAGTTCACCCGTAACAGCATTCGCGGTAAGATTGACGAGAACTACAAGCTGCGTCGTGCCCTGCAACTGACAGCTGACCTCTGCCAGATGAAGAACGTGATGTGGTACCTGGGCGATGCCATCAACATGCCGCCACCGGATATCTTTACCAAAATCAAAGAGCGTGGCTATGACTGGGACGAAATCCTGGGCGGTACTCGTAGCCACTGGCAATTCAACGGCGTGAAGGAAGACAAACACTTCTTGTCCGCCTACGACCTCCTGCGCATGGCCACCGGGGAATACCACCCGTACTGGATGGCACCGCTAAAGAAAAAGTGAGTTAAGTGATGACCAAAGAAGAAGCGCGCTTCCACCTTATCATGGCGATGAGTCGCCATTCCCAACGGGCGGCGAATAAGTTTGAGCGCCGCTTTCACCATGAGCCGCGTGAGCGTTCCAGCCACAAAGCGGAAATGAAAGAAATCAACGAGTTCTGGCACAAAGAGCTTCAGCGCCTGAACCCTGTGGTGGCAAAGCTCGCCATGGAACTACCGGTTGACCGCGGTATTGATGTCTGGATTAAACACTTTGAGCGTGACCTGATGGACAGCATCGTCACCCATTGGGGGTAACCGCCCCCATCGTCCAACTGCCGAGGTGTAGGTATGGGCAAAATCTACGTGATGGTGTCGGGCAGCCGACACTATACCCGTTACTTTGAGTTCGCGAAGAAGATGGACCACATTCTGGCGAACTTCAATAAGAAAGACATCGTGTTTGTGGAAGGCGAAGCTGCCGGGACAGACTACCTGGGGTTCCTGTACGCGTTACGGCGGGGTCTGAAACACATCGGTTACCCCGCAGATTGGGACGAACACGGCAAGAGTGCCGGCTACATCCGCAACGTCGAAATGATGGAAGTGGCCCAGTTCTGTATTGCTTTCTGGGACGGGAAGAGTCGGGGTACCCAACACGTCGTGCGTAACTGCCATCGTTATGACGTAAGCCTTCGCACTATTCAAATTGAACCGGAGAACCGACATGCAAAACAGAGAAAAGGTCACGGCGCTTGGCGTAAAGTTGATGGAGCAACTCTTTCCCGGTACCGGAAACGGCGCGCTGCTCAAGGAGGACCTCGACCGACTGAGCAACCAGGAGTTTGATGCCCGCATGAAAGACTGGGCCGTGGGCAAAGGGAGTCCGGTCGCCGTGCTGCCCAACCTCACCGAGAACGTGGTGACCGTGGACCACTTAAAGGCCGTGGCGGATAAGTGGAACGTCAACATGTACCAACGCATCCTGATGTCAGACCCGGATACCGGCCGTGAGTTTTTGTCACCGCTGCGGTATATGGTGCTGAAGATTGGGGTGGTGCGGTTGTCCCAGATGCAGGAAACCAAGCAGAGTATCCCGGAAGACAACATGTCCGTGGATGAACTCACCGGGCAGGTCACGGGGGATTCGAAAGGGTCCCGTCTCTCCTTCCCGGAACTCGGTAACCTGGCCTCGGGCGAACACGACAACGGGATTGTGGAATTGATTTCCGTGCGTGGGGGTGATGAAGCGGCCAACCGCCAGCTGGAGTATGACATTGAAACCACCGGCGTTGGGTCGTTAGCGCGTGCCCAGGCGGCCGGAAGCGGCACCACCGTGAACCGTAACTTCGCCACCTTCCTGCGCGTGGCGCACCTGGATACCACGCTGGATAAAGGACGTTAAGATGAACATCGTGTTGGAAGTCGCCAATCGGGCGATGCAGTATCGCCAGCGGGCGTCGGAGATTTGGTACCGGGAAAACAGCGAAGGGGAGCTGGCCCCGGAGTACAAAACCCTGGACAGTTTCCTGACGCAATTTGAAGCCGGCTCGCAACTGCTGGAATTGATGGTGATTGATAACCTGCGGGAACTGGCGGAGAAAGTGTTTGGGGATATCATCACCCAGAACTTTGTGCTGGACTTGCAGTACTACGTCTTCTCTATCTACCCGGCGGAAGACGTGAAGGAGTTGGTGCGGCGCCTGGCATTTGGACTCTGTCTGCAACGGACGCCAAACTACGAAACGCCCGCTGAGAGTGTGGCCCCGGATGACAACACGGCCTACAGTTTAACCGAGGCAGACGTGCAGGCGGTGTTGACGGCCAACTTCTGGGTGGTCGGGTTACTGCTGCTGCCGTTGGCCCAAGGGACGGAGGTACCGCAGAATGGAACCAATTCGCCTGCTTCTGTCTCTTGATGATGTCTACGACACCCGCTTCTCCTTAATGAACCAGCTGAATGTTCACGCGGCGATTGCCGCGGTGAAAGCCGGGTACGGGACGCGGGTATCGGACCACGTTATCTGGCGCTCGTTGAAAATCAGTGAAGAGGCCTGGCGGGCCAAGTACCGCAAACGGGATGACCAGGTGCTGATGCGGTCAGTGCGCAGTAAGATGTACAACCTGTTGGTGGAATTGCACCAGGACGTTGAACGGGTGCCCCGCGACTTACCGGGGGTGCCCAACATCGAACTGACGGTGAACGAATGGCCGTATGCGCTGTCCAAGGAAGTGCAGGATGCCCAGCGGGAGGTGATGCACCATTTCCTGCCGCCCAATGTCCCGATTCGGTTTATCCGGCGTAACCCCAAGCAATTGACGCCCCGCTTTCTGGCGGAGTCGTACAGCCACGTCATCATGTACGATTTCACCGAGTGGTGTTTATTGCATGAGAACACCGAGGAACACGGTAACCTGCTCAGTGTGCAGTTTATCCTGCCGTCCTTGTTGCGGGAGCTGCCGACGGTTGAGGACGGCGAGGCGTTTAAGGAACCGATTGCTGAAGTGGGTATTATGGGTATGGTAGAGCGGAGCCTCGCCCCGGTGTTAGACCTGCGCTTTATCGAGGTCGACCACTGGAACGTGCCGAACTAACATACACCAGTACAGGAGGGACCACCCTCCTGTACTGGACCGTATTAGTTTTCTTGTTCGCCGCGGCGTAAATGTGGGTTGTCGCTTTCCATCTTCTCAAAGAACTGGTCGGCGGTAATCTCCACGGTGGTTTCGTCCATCTCCCCTTCCAGCACATGGGGACGGGGCAGGCGCGATTTGTCCATGGCCCCTGACGTACGAGCCGGTGCGACCACCAGGGTTTTGCCCCCACGTTCGGCTTCGAGCTGCGCCCGTTCCAACAGTTCCGCCACCTTCTGGTCATTGGCCAGCGATTTGTCGGCCTGTTTCAGACGGCGCTTCCCGAACACCTGTTTATCCATCCCGTCCAGGGTCGCCAGCACCACCTTCACGGTGTCGAGGTCATCTGGTACCTTACCGCCTTTGAACAAGCCGTTGACAATCATCTTACGGATGTCTTGGGTGTAGTTGAAGTCTTCGTCACCGGGTTGTTCTTCCGCCTCGCCACTGACCTCGTCTTCTTCACCTTCCGGTTTGTACACGGGGATATAACCCGACGGTTTTTTCGCCTCGTCGACTTCTTCAAAATCCCCGTCAGCAATGTTGTCTTCATCGACGAATTTAAACGCGTCCATTGGGTTCTCCCCCTAACTTAATCTTAAGAATATATTACTGTAGTGAGCACCAACATTGGGTTGCAGTTACAGCATGGAGTATACATACGATGTTCGGACTACTTAGAAAGTACCGGGACCGGGCAAAGCTCAAACGGGCAAAGTTGTTGCTTGCCGAAAACGACGAGACGATAGATGTCAGTCCGGAAAATGTTTTAATCTTATGGGAAGGGTTAAGGGCTGCTCGTATTGAAGAGACGATACTGGTTCGCCACTTCTCCCAACGCCAGCGTTTCCACATGACGGCGCTGGAGTGTTTGAGTAAACTGGAACAAGCTACCGAGTTGGCGAAAGTGCATGTCGACCCCGAACGGGTGTTCTACCCGCCGGAACCGCGAGAGTATACCCTGGCTGGGTGGCTCAGTGACGGGAAAGGGCGTCGGTTGTCGTACATTGACTTTCTGTTGGAACTGGATGCAGTGATTCGTGAACACGCAGAGTACATGGAGCTTTCCAAGGAGTACGATGCAGAACACCTCTACGAGTACCGCACAGAACAACTGTACTACCCGTACTGCGATATAATCACCTTTCTGGAGGTTATTCTTCGCCGACAATTACAATAACTTACTGAAATAAAGGTCTACAATGAGAAACGGTCTACCAATGCGATTCGCCCTCGGCATGGAATTTCATGACGAAGACGATACCGATGTCAGTGGGCTGAATATCCTTGCACTCATGTTCCGGAAGATAAAAGGGGATTTAAACATATCCTCTCGCGTTTGGTCGACGATGATGACGCGGTATCTGAAAGACCCCCGCAACGAAGTGACGCAAACGTCACGTGGGCGGTCCTCTGAACGCAGTAATCTGACGCGGGCTCTCGGCGCACCCGGCATGACCTTCAAGAACTTTGTCAAGGGCATTCGGTTACTCGACCCGAAAGAAGTGCAGTTGATTCTGGAACTGGAGTTCCCGGATGAGACGCGGGTACGACATACCACGACCATCAACCAGGAAGCGCTGTACATGCACTTCCACAACGAGAAGTATCCGGAGCGACAGAACGTGCTCGCCACTATGTTCCGTGCGGTGAAAAACGTCATGGGCATTGGGGAAGAGAAATGGCGTGAACTGATGCAGGCGTACCTGGACAATCCCGCAAACGGCTTTGTAGAGCTTTACGAAGCGGAATCGGGCGTAAAGACCAAGGTCACTGACAGCGGTAAACGCAGTTCCGAGCGCAGTAACCTGACGCGCGGTCTGGGGAATCCAGACATGACAATAAGGGTTTTCACCAAAGGCCTGAAAGTACTGAATCCAACGAACATTCATTTGACAACGAAGTTAGACTTTGGGAACGGCCGCACCAGTTCCCATACTGTCTCTGTTGTCGGCAGTGCCCTCGTAGCAGTGGGGGACGACTAACACTGAGGGGGCGCTGCCCCCTTTGTTTTTTTCTTCGAGGGCAGGGTAATGGCACAGAACGATTTGAACAACAAGCTCGCGGCATTTAAACAGACGACCCAACAGGCGGCCAAGGTTACGGATGCCACCAGTACGCTGGTGACCACCAAAGCCAAAGACACGTTGTTGGTGGTTGACGGGTATGGCAAAACCGCCAAAGACACGTTGACCAACATGAAGAACGACATTCAGGGGCGCATCGCCGCGGCCAAGAACTGGTTGTTCAATACCGAGATTGGTGACCTGGGGTCGTTGAACGAAGCCCTGGCGACCGCCAATGCGGTGAAGAAAGACGTGGCGGCGCTGAACCAACAGTTGTCCGATGCGGTCAACGGCACGGTCTCGACGGTGCGGGGCATTTCCAGTGGGGTCTTAAACGCCGCACAAGACCAGCTCAGCGTGTTAAACAAGATTCCCTTTGACACGGTCACGAACGGGAAAGGCGGCGTGCTACGGGTGCTCCTGGGCGCTACCGTGCCGGAGATTAACAACCTGGTTGACATGACCAAGCGTTTCGTCCCTAACCTTAAATCGGAACTGAACCGTTACGAGGACCTCTACGCCCAAACCGCGCTGAAGGTCTCCTTGTTAGGGAATGCGGCTGGGTTAGGCATGACCGAGGTGATTGACCGGGTAATGGAGACGGACCCCAACAACGTGGTGTTAAAGACCGCGCTGATTGACCAGTTCGACACCGCCATCCGCAACGGGGACCTCAGTATCATCAACAGCATCCTGAACAACCTGGGCGTCGAGTATACGCTGGGTCGCTACCCGAATGCGGTGCAGGAGATTCTTCAGAACTACCGGATGCCGCTTGGCACCACCGCCGTGGACTACCCGGCAGCCGCCACGGCGTTACTGACCACCGTGCAACGCTTTGACCCGACCTGGGACAAACTCGCCGGTTACCCGCAGTTCAATAACCTGTCAGTCTTTACCCTGGCGTCGGAAGACACCCGCCTGGCGTTTGGTACCCTGCCAGACTACCAACGGTTAATGGCCGTGGCGCGGCACTACTCCCCGCTCCCGCTGAAGACCGAGCTCAAACAGATGTATCGCTACGCCTTGCTGTAAAAAAATACGTCACCGTGGTAAGTATGTCCCCGTGTACAGAGACCTGCTGAAATCCTCCCTATCGTCTAAATCTTACCCCCCCCCCTGAATGAGCGTTTAGCGACCCTCCCCTCAGGATGATAAAAGACACTTCTCTTGTCTGAGCGGCGGAGAAAGAAATGTAGGTGGCCCTCGAAAGCCTAATTGGGAGTCCCCAGCGCGCTATGGCCGCTACAGCGGATACAATACTTCAGGTTCTGAGCCGGTGTACCACGGGTACGTTGCAGAGGGAGGGGCTTCGGCCCCTCCCTTATGCTGTTTCTTTTTTCACGTAACACCTTCACTTATGTAGACGCCAACCACGGCACTGTAGCCACAAAGTGGGTAACGCTACACCCTTGTATAAAACCCGTAACCCTTGTAAAGGAAAAGTCACATGCGTAAAGTCACTGAAGTTGAGCAGACCTTTGAGAAGTACGGTATTCAAAGCCAAGGCGATGAAATCCTGTTTAACCAGACGTTCTTTCTCCACAGCGACGATGTCCAGACCGAAGCCAACATCAACAGCTACGTGATGGGTGAGAGCAAGAACACCCAGCTCTTTGACAGCCTCACCAACCTGAATGGGCTGAAACCGTTCCAGTGGGCGACCCGGTCCTTACAGCACGTCGTTAAGACCCAGCCCCATGACATGTACTGTCCCGAACCTGCGTCGTTCACTGACGAGTACGTGGACCTGCTGAAACTGTTAAACTGTGTCGGGCATTTCACGGGCATGAACGTGACGTTCTACGGGACCCCGCACAAAGGGGAGCAAACGCTGCGCATTGATGTCCCCAGCGATGTAGAAAACCCCGCCGCCTTTGTTAAGAAGGTGCAGGAACTCTACCAGGCCAATCGCCGTAACGTGGCCTACCTGAACGCCACCGCGGTGTGCTGCACCGTCAACGGGATTGACACGCTCTACCGCATCATGTGGTCGCTGAACCGCCTGTTGTTGTCCGCGTGCAAAGACGCCGAGAATTTTGTTCCGGGTCAGGTCTCACTGTTCACTCCCCGCCTGACCAAACTGAAAACGGTCAAGGTGGTAGGGCACATCGACCAATACTGCGGCGGTCTCCACACGGAATATCTGCTGTATGCCAACGCGGAGACCTTCTCCCAGTGGATGCACCGGTTGAGCAGAGGCGGTCACCAACGGCCAACGCTGTACACCGAGCGCCTCACGCAAAACGTAGAGTTTGTACGCCGTCAGCTGTGTGAAGTACTGGAACGTCGCCTCACCCCCGACGACTACCGGGATTTCACCGCCACCTGGGTGTTGAACAACTGTGAAGCAGGTCCCACGGAACACCACACCGGGTACTTCATCCAGTTGAAGCGCCTGTACGATGAAAGTGATAAACACTTACCGTTCGCGAAGTGGGTGAAAGCCTGTTTAAAGGGCGACCAGGAAGAGGGTGACACGAGCGCTTTCACGCTCGCCTGGGATGCCCACCTTAAACTGCACCCGGGTTCCGTCAACGACATGAGTAAGTTCACCCAGCTTCTGGAAGAGTTAGTCCAATAACAGCAGGTTTAGCAGGGTGGGCAACCGCCCTGCTTTATGCCGGTTCCAATCAATCTAAAGTATATATCCTAGTGGTGAAATAGGAACACTAATGAGTCCTATCCATAAACTCTTGCTGTTATTCCACCACCAGGGAAACACGTTTACCATGTTACACACTCACCCCGCTCGCGAGATTAACTTCATGCAAGCTTTAGCCAATGGCACACTCGCCAGTATTCTGGGTGCCGACGATGACACCGCCGTGTTCAACGGCAAAGATTACCAGCAGTACAGCACCGCCGTCCTTTACGTGATGCGCAAAGGGCTGGAAAGCAAAGTTCGAGAAATGACCCGTGGTATCCCAGGCGTCGCAGAGTACGGCGTACCCAAAGCTGTCCACGATGAACTGCGTGCCGTGAAGCACGCCTTACGCAACAAAGAGTTCTACTACTAAGGAGTATTGATGAAAACAATTCGGATATTTGACCCATCTGGACAGACCCCGCGGCTCTGGGACCTGGCGCCGTTGGCAGAGTTTGACCCCCGGGACCGGGAAGAGGATGGCGGTGTCCGGACGGTGTATGACGGTGACAACTACATGGACCTGACCTGCCAGGAGTTGGTGGTGGTCATCCAGGGGCTGGAGCCGCAGAGTGAACAGTGGCGCATCGCGATGAATGCGTACACGGTAAAAGACCGCCTGGGCTATACCCGTATCGTGGAGAACGAGCGCCATATCCCAGAACCTGTTGAACCTTTCCATTCTCACAACGAAGGCTTAGAACGTCTGCGTCGTGCTTTAAAGACCAAATAAGGAAACCGACCCTATGTCCACTGCTACCATCCCAACCGTGTGGAACGGCCATGACTTTATGCAACACACCTACTCGGAGCTGAGCGTGATGCTCTCCGCGGCCCGGGATGAAGCCATTCTTCAGCAACACCGTTTGTTCCAGCGTAACCCCGACAACATCACGGCCTACAACGCACTCCCGTACCGCAAACCGGACGTGATTCATGCGGCCATGATTGCCAAAATTAAAGCCGGCGAATTCGCCTACTAATTCTCTTACCCCGTGGCTTGACCACTAAAGGATTTTACCATGCAAATCGAACTGAAAACCGTTGCCGTTCTGACCCTGTCTGCCAAAGAAGCCGAGCACGCCCTGACCTCCCTGGAAGCTCAACTGGCCGGTCCCCGTACCGCGTACGTGATTCTGAACTCCGAGTCCTACCGTAACCTGTGGGCGCAGCTGACCCGTCGCCCTATCAGCTACACCCTGACCTGGACAGAAGGGTTACGGGTGCGGGCCTACCTGGCGCAGTATGTGGAAAAAGACAAGAAGCATGACGTGCGCATTACCCCGAACGTGCTGCGTGATATGCCTATCTACCGTTAACAGGGAGCCTGACCATGAAGCTACCGGAAAAGGACCAGCACCAGTATATTGAAACACTGCAAAGCTGGCGCAACAATGTTGAGGTGGCCACCAAGTTTGCCCGCAACATTGAAGCCAAACTGGTTCATGCCAAAGGCCGGGGGAGTCCGTCCCTGGTCAAAGCGTTACACGCGATGCACCCGTTGATTATTGACGCGTATGTCGACCTGGTGCGCAAGGGCGTCTATGACCCCAGCCCAGAAGACATGCGTCGCATCATTGCGAAAGCGGCCTCACCAACGCAGGCCACTATCGTACACCGCCACCGGGATTGGATAGTGAACCACTACTACCTCCAGTGTACCCGGGTTTACCAACAAATTCTGTTTCCAAAACCAACTCATTCTTAACAAGGGGATTTTACCATGATGCTGGACACTGCCACCTCACTGAACGAAATGATGACTAAGCAACTTAACGACCTGAAGAACACCCTTGATTACACCCGGATGTTTCGGGCCATCACGCATCTTCCGACTAACATGCCTGACGGCCCCGACCGACTGAAAGAAGTGGTCTCTGCCACCATCGACAGCGTCCTGGACTCACCGCATAACGCGCACATTAACGTGGTTCGTTTTAGTGTGCGCCAGCAGTTCCCGGAGATTCACGACCGTTTTATCAATAAAATCGCGGAGGAGATAAGCGATGTGTTGAACTCGTCTCTTATGAAAATCGTGGCGCCGGGATATGTCATTACCAAGGACATCCTGTCAACCGAGATGGAGTTCATCAGCCAGTACGCCACCAAAACGGATCTCCAGCAATTATTAGACGAAGACCTGAAAGCCAAAGGGTTCGACGACGCGACTGTGTCCGCCTACTCCGGTCGCTTAACGGAGTGGTTACGTTATGTACTGGAATGTGCGAACACGGGTCAGGCACCGGACCTGAGCGAAGAACTCGACCTGGCGCTCGCCGGAGAACCGTTACTGAAAGATTACTTCGTGACGGCACTCGCCTCCGAAGTGCGCAAAGCCATGCACTCTCGCCGTCAGGGTGCGCTGCAAGACTTCGGCAGCAGCCTGGTGAAACCGGTGCGTCAGCCACAATCTGAACCCGGTGCCAACACCGTGAGTGAAAGCTTTACCTTCACCAGCGTCGAAGCTAACCGCTTACGTGAAATGCTCTATAACCTCCAACTCGACAGCAATGAAACGCTGAAGGTGACCCGGACCGATGAAGGTCTGGTTATCCAGTTCCTGTTGAAGTAACTTCAGAGGGCGGTCTTTACCGCCCTTTTCTTTTTTGGCCAGTGAAGAAAGGAATGGATCATGGCTTTAGATTTTCCCCTACGCCTTGAAAGTCTTGCTGACCAACCGTCGCAAGACAGTGCGTTGATTTGTATCGAGCACCGGGTGTTGATAACGTTAGACTACTGGAGTGCGATGCGAAATATGTTCCGGGTGGGCACGCCGGAATACGCTCGAATCTTAGACCAACAAACCGAAATCTTTGGCGATGCCATGGAGATGTGGTTTCAGGAACTGCGCCGCACCAAGATTATCGCGGTCGGGGATATGTACTTCAATCCGATGGCGGTCGTTGAAGAAGCGGGTTACGGTCTGACGGTGGCGGTGACCCGTTCGATGATTACCACCGTGGCCCATCGTCAGGTGGGTGACGATTACGAACTGCATTTACTGTGGAATTCAAAACTTAATGAGGGGGTTTAAAATGGGTATGTCAATGAAAGCGGTAACCGGGATTCTGTTGGTGTTAGTGGTGTGGGCCATGCAAACGTTACGGGCTGACGCCTCAGAAGCGGTACAAGGGCGCAACGGCTCCATCGTCTTCTCCTGTCCGGTGGAAGGCGGCAAGTTCGCGCAGGTCCTGGTGAAGGACAAGATGCTTCAGTACAAGTTCGGGACAGACCCCCGCCAACCTGAGATTGCGGTCCCTGCCGACCCGCGTGACCAGAGCCAGGTTCACTATGCGTACACCGCGTACGCTAAAGGCGGTTCCCTGTACATTCGCTTTACCAACGGGGACTACAGCTACGTGGTCTACTCCGGGCAAGGCGAGGGCTGGGCACGCGAAGACATCACGGTGTTCAAAGGGCTGGACAAAGTGAAACGCATCAACTGTGTTAAGCAGGCCCGGAGCACAGCGGTGTATGACTTTATCGCTTACGGTAACGATGACAGTGCCAATGGGCTGGATATCGTATACGGACAACAGTAACGCTGAGGAGCAATGATGCCACGCTACAGTCAACGGGAGGAAGAACTCGCTACTTTCTTCTTACAGGGCCGGCAAGGTAATGTCCTCCTGGGGTTCTATTGCGGGTATTCCACCGAGGAGGTTGCGCACTTTCTGGTGAGCAGTACGATACGGGCGGACAAACACGTCGGGGCCAAAGTGATAGACCGGATTCCCTATTTCGCAGAATGGCGCGCCCTGCGAAACAAGCACCCGGTCGCCTGGCCGGTGGTACCGACCGTGAAGGACTTCCATGAGGGCCTGGAGGCGGCGCGAGAACGTATCGCCGCAGCACGCATGGCAGAAGAGGACACCAGTACCCTGGCAGGCATTGAGAACGTTGCAGAAGCCGCAACCCATCAACGCAACGACGGGTATGAGTACACCACGTTCCACCGGGATGTGATACGGGATGTCGTGCAGTTGGCAGAGCGCTGCGGGTTACGGGTCACTGACCGTCCGGGTAAGTTACACGGTCGCCCCCAGACCTTTCGCCGACTGGATTTCCTGAATCTCCTGCCGGAGAACGAATAAAAGAAGGGGGCTGTCGCCCCTTCTTTTTTTTTTGTTATGTACCCGTCACCCGTGAGGTTTTCCCCATGCACGAAATGTTATTATCGGCCCGGAAGAAAGGTGGGATTCTTCCCGCCTATTCCGACTTCCAGACCTATCTCAACAAAAACGTTCCCGGCACGCTAACGGCAGGGACCTCTGCCCAGAACACGACGGGGTATCGCCAGACGACCTTGAACATTGTCGACCAGGGAACGATGTGGGGAACATGTTGGCTGAATTACTTCACGTACGATTCCATCCTGATCCGTGTAGCCCGCCATGCGTTCCCCGACAAAGTTACCGCCGATGAGAACATCACCGCCAAGCGGGTGGTGGCCGCCAAGTATGTTTTTCAGGGAAGCCGCCCGGCTTACCAGGGGTTGACACGTAATGGCTATACCTCGTCTAACTACGGTTCCTTCTCAGGACAACAGATGGTTGATTTCATTTATTGGGATGCTGTCCTCGGTAAAGTCATGCGCCTGAACCCGTTCCTGGGCGAAGCGCCCAAAGAGTTCGATGGAAAGTTGGTATAAAAGAGAGGGCTTGCGCCCTCTCTTTTTTTTGTGCCCTTTAACCACGGTCCCCTTTGGACAGGGCACTGAGTAACATCCCCCGGTTACCGTCAAACAGGGCGTTGACACGGGAACTCACCGAGAACCACTTGTTGAACGACGACATGTTGGTGTACCAGTTACGTTTGAGCTTGTCCATTTTGTAGACCTGCTCAGACAACCCACAACTGGCCAGGACCGACATGTAATCGCCCATAGACGAGTCCTGCGGGAACAGGAGCTTGTTCCACTGGGTGGGGTCAATCACGCGCCAGCCACTGATTTCGTTCATCGGCATGTGCACCACCGAGGAGAGGTCTTCAAAAGTACAGCGCAAGTTAATGCCGCGGTACTTCCCGGACTGACTCCACGGCGCATTGCTCACCCCACGTTCAATCTCCAGTGACTTAAAGAGGGCCAGACGACTCTGTCCACGCCCCCGACAATACCACTCACACAGGAACGGTGACCCGTAGGCGCCGGTGCCCTCCGAGCGCGGCAGGATACCCGCCAACATCATTATCATCGGCAGAATCTCGGTCTGGTAGCGACAGAGGTCATTGCCGTACGGTGCCCGCAGCTGCATCGTAAAGGATAACTGGTTGAACTGGGCTGACGACTCATCGTAGTGTTTCGGGATATCAACGAAGGCGTTACCGGCTAAGGCCCCCACCCCGGCAATGTGTAACGAGTCTGCGACCCCGGTGGCAATGTCCTTCACGAAGTTGGCAATCGCCCCGATACCCGGGATATTAGACAAGTTACCGTCCGCCAGGGAGATACGCATGTTACGGTTGTTGGCAGACGTCGAGTTAAACGCCTGTCCCACGGTGGATTCCCGCGAGGAGTTCGAGAACGACTCCGACACCGAGTCCCGTCCGTCAATACGGAAGGTCACCCAGGCTGAACCGTCTTTCTGTGCCCCACGGAAGGTGGCCCAGGCCCCTTCGTAGTTTTCCGTACTGAAGAAGTCCTTGACCGTTTCGTAGGTGGAGACCAGCAACGACTCCGAACCCCCGCCTTGTGCCTGCGTCGCCGCATCGGTGGCAGGTGCCGTGTTCTCTTCCGCAGTCTTGTTATCCGGGTTGGCCTCGGGTGCGGTGTTCTTCACGGCCACTGACGAGTTCGTGGCTTCTTCCCCGTCCGGACTGGTGGTGGTCCCTGATAACAACCGCCCATCCGTCTGCCCGTAGTAGGCGTTCAGGAAGTCTTCGGTGCTGGCGTACTCCGGTGTCATGGCTGCCGACATCACCCGTGACGCGGCCCCACCCTCAACCCACTGTCTGACGGCCTGCATCACACCGTTAGGGTTTCCTTGCTGCGCGGCGGCAATCCTATTCACCCCTTCATTAAACGCGTTAGCGAGCCGCTGAGCGCGTGTAGCGACGGCATAGACATCAATGCCGGTCAACACCTTCCCGTCGTCGTCCCGGGACTTGTAAATGTCCGGGGCCATCTTGGCGTACATGTTGGCTTCGGCATCCGATGGCTGGAACTCTTTCTTGGCAATCGCACTGACCTGTTCCTGCGAAAGTTTCATTGAGCCACCCGGGGTTAAGCCGGTCTGCTCAGCAAAGCGCATCCAGGACCCCGTGGACTTGGACGTCAGTTCCATGTTGGCGGCGATGGTGTTGGCCATGTCGTTGACGTACTTCCAGTAGGTCCCCATCATCGGCTTGAGGTAGGCAAAGCGGGTGCTGGTGACCTCGGTGAAGAACTTCCACGCGGTGCCAATCATAATCAGCGGCAACAGGCGCAAACTGAACGCCCAGCCAATCGCTTTCCCGATAAAGGACCCGATGGTGTTGGCACGCCCGGTACGCACCAGACGGGAGTCATCGGCGTTGTAGAAGTTACCAAAGAAGCTGGTCAGGCTGTTGTACACCGGGATACCGTAACGGATGTGCACCAGGTTGGCGTTGTCGTCAATGGTTTCACTGTACCACCGGCCCATGCCCGGGGAATAGGGCATGTCTTTCTCGCGTTGCAGGATGTCCAGGTAACGGGGAGCAACCGGGTCCGCATTGTCACTCGGCTGCGGCGGGGGGTTCATGGCAAAGTTTTCCCCGAGACCGGTTCCCGTGTACTTGTAATACGCTGACGTGTAGTTGCGGTAGTACGTGTCTTCCGCGTTAATCGCATTTTTGGGGAGCAAGTTAGATTGCCGCACCCAGCTGCTGTCTTTAATCATTACCTCGACTCCATAAAAGAAAAGGGGCGGTTTCCCGCCCCTTCTGTTATTTCCCTGGTCGGCGCGTATTAAACGGCATCGCAGGTTTTTCAGATTGGCTACGCACAGGGATATTGTTCATAGCATTCTCTGCCGTGCTTGGGGGACTGCTCGGGGCATTAACGGTATCACTACCGGCCCCGTTCTTCTCCAGGTACTGAGACATCAGCTTGACCAGGGTTTGCAGCTCTTTCAAGCTGTTCTCCTGGGCAACGACCCCGCGTTCCATCAGTTGGTCTGGGGAGACGCCCTGACGCGCCTGCTGGGTCACCACTTGCTGTGCCGATTCCCGTGACGCGGCTTCAACCCGTTGCCGGGCGGTTGCCAGACGGCGGTGTTCATCCACTTCAGAGGACGGGTTCGCCTGCGGGACCATGGTGATAGCCGAACTGCGGGGACCGGCTAAACTCGGACCGCTGTTCGCCGGACTGGAGCCGACCGCAGTAGTCGGAAGCGACGGGGTCACTTCCTGACCACCACTGCCACCTGCCGGTTTGGCAACCGGAGGCGTCACCTCCTGACCGGTTGGGGCGGTCACCGTTGCGCCCGGCTTTTCCACCGCACCCTTGTTAGAGAGTCCGACGTCTTTGCCGTTGGTGACCACATCCATCCAGTAGTTGGTTTTCTCCTCACGGTCATCCATGCCGTTGGGCACCTGCACGTTACCGTTAACGGCACGGGAGACGTTGATGAGGTTGAGCCCACCGCGTTTCGCTGCAAACGGTCGTACCCGGTCCATCCAGTAAGCCAGCGCCAGCTTCTCCGCGTTCTCCGGGATTTCCGCCAGTTCCGGGTGATTGACCAGGTCCAGCCCAATCATCTTCCCGTACTTCGCGTAGTTGGCCCGGCCGGTAATCTGAATCCAGCCTCGACCCCGGTAGCGGGTACCGTCCCCTGGGTTCACGTTTCCTAAGTCTCGTCGGCCCTCGTACGCGGACCCATCGGCAATTTCCTTATTGTAGATAAAGTTCCCGGACTCGTGCGAGACCTGTCCCATGAACAACGCCAGCTCTGACCCACTCAAGCCGGCTGCTTTCGCCGCCGCCATCATGCTCTCGGCGTGCTGCTTGGCGGACCCACTGAGTTTCACCGATGCCCCACTGCCACCGCCGTAACCGGTGCCTGCGCTTTCGAATGACGTAGAGAACCCGGCATTCTTGGCGTAGTTGCCAATCGCGACGTCCTGGGTGCGGTAATTGCTGTTCCCGGTGGCTTTCGCCAGGTCACCCATCAAGTCCCGGGCTTTGCTACTCAGGGCATTGTTTACCTTGCGGCTCACGTCCCCGGTAGGTTGCCCGGTGTACTTCGCTTGCACCGCACGGGCGGCCGCTTGCGATTCATCGTACTTGTCCTTTTGCAAGGACATCTTGATGGCATCCAGGTTCGGCTGAATTACCGCTGGGTCCATCCCGGCCCGCTCACCAGCAAACGGTGAGGCGTTGATCGACCAGATACTGACCCGCTGACCGTTGACGGTGCTGCCCGCATCATTGATGAAGTTAGCAATCTTCAACAGCTCATCGGCTTTGAACCGCATCCAGCCCGTGAACGGGTCGGAATTCGGGTCGACCTTCTTCGACTGTGCCAGGAAGTTCAGGTACACCGGCAAGAAGCGTTTCTGGAACCAGAGGTCCCAAATTGCCCGGGCATCGGCGTCTGCACGGGATAGCCCAAACTTCGGCCCGTGGAGCACATACGCAGTCCCGGGGTCCCCGGCATAGGTCGCCTGGCCATTCCCACCGTAGTCAATGTCAATCAACATGTCCTTCTCAAGTTTCAGCAGGACGTTGACGTAGACTTTGTCCAGGGTGGTCAGACCGTAGGCTTTCATACGGATGGTGGTCAAATCGTCAATGCGGTTGTTCTTCGCAATGATGTCATCTTTGGCCTTGTCACCGGTAATCACCCCCAACGTGCCCCGTTCACCGGCACCGTAGTAGTTGTCCAGTTTACTCTTCACCATACCCGGGGGAAGCTGGTTCAACATCGGACGGTTAATGGTGGGACCCAGCGGACTCTCGACCTTCTGCGCGGCAATCGTGCTTTTCTGCTGCGCCACTTTCTGTCCTTCCGTGGTCTTGTGCAAGGTCGCCGCGGCGGCGTACGCTTTCTCGATGGCCACAATCGTCGCTTCCACGGTCCCGGTCCCCACCACACTGGTCTGGTTCTGGAACGGCGCGGCCTGCACGTAGTACGGGCTGCTGGACGCATCTGCATCAATCTTCGTGGCCCGGGCATACGCCGGCTTCAGACCGTCAGGCAGGTCTTGCATGACTTTCGCCATCGACTTACCCGGGGCCCGGCGGTTGAACTCGGTGAGGTTACGCAGGAACACCGGTTTAAAGCGGCGCTCAAACCAGGTGATCCAATCCAGGGTTGACTTGCGCGACTCGGGACCAAAGCCAAAGCCGGAAATCAATTCCGGGAACGGCAGGGTACCAATCACCGGTTGCCCCATCTGGTCGAAGGTGACTTTCTTCATCACTTCCGCTTCCAGCGCCAACACCTTACCGCCCTGCTCCTTGTCATTGATACGCACGCCATACTGCGCGAGACGCATCTGCTGGAACAGGTCCTGGCGGTCCGCATACGCTTTCCAGCCGCGGTAGATAAGGTAACCGGCACCAATGGCTAACGCTGCACCGACCGCAACCGGGGCAGAGAGTAACGCCCCGCCTACCGCCATGGCACCACGCGCTGCCCACCCCAGCGGGGAAAGCAGAGCACCCCCTAACGCCATTGCCC